CATCTAACACAGCATCAATAGATGCATCAGTAGGTACAACATTTGTATTGAGTTTAGTAGATGCAACAAACACAAGATTAGAAGTATCAAATACTACATACGGACAAACTCTTAACTTATTAGTTTCACAGAGTGCTGCAGGAACAGGAACATTAACATTTGGTGGAAACTTTTATGAACCATCAGGTAGTTTCTATTCAGCATCAGCAGTTGCAAGTGCAAAAGATATTATAACTCTAGCAACATTTGTAGAACCGAACGTAGTTTATGTAGCAAGTATTAAAAACTTAATCGTATAATATGTTAATAAAACCAATATCATTTTGGAAACAACCGGTAGTAGTAGGAACAACTCCTGCTGCTCAGCAATTTATATACTTAAATGGGTACAATTTCTATAAATGGAATGGTACTCGTTTAGGTCTTACAACTTCAGGTGGTATTGCTAAGATAGATTTAACCGGTTCATTAGATACAACATGGACTGGTAATGCAAATCCATCAGGTCAAACACAAGTTAGATTTGCAACTCCATTAAACGGAAATGTATATGGAGATACAAGAAATACATCAGGTGGTAACAAAATAAAAAAATGGAATAGTAGTGGTACTGCTGTAGCTGAAAGTGCAGTTGGAAATTCTGTATGGAACATGCAGGCAAGAGAAGGTAATTCATTCTTTATAATAACAGGTGATAGAACACTTACCTATGGTGGTACTGGAATTACTGGAATTGCAAAGATAAATGAAAGTTTAACAAGAGATACTACATTTAATACAAACGTTGGTACTGGGCCTCAAGGTGGAACTGGACCAGCTGCATTTATAATTAGTTCACATGTATCAGTTGATAGAATTGGAGTAAGTGGTACATTTACATCATGGAATAGTAATTCTACTTATGAAAGATTTGTAGTATTAAACTATGATGGTACAAGAGATACTGGATTTACTAGAAGTGGTACTTTTAATGGTAACGTAAATGGTTCGATATTCATTGATAATAAATGGATTGTAGGTGGATTATTTACAACTTATAATGGTGTGACTGTAAATAGAGTTGTTGCATTTAATACTGATGGTTCGGTTAATACAACATTTACAACTAATATTGGTAGTGGATTTAATGGTACTGTTAATAGTTTAACAAAAGTATCAGATACTCAAGTATTAGTAGCAGGTGAATTTACAACATTAAATGGTGCAACTAGAAATAGAATAGCACTACTTAATACTGATGGTACAATACCTACAAACATATTTGGAACTGGATTTGGTTCTACACCATATTATATATCATTAGATAATACTGGTAAATATTATATGGCAACGGATGTAACAACTCCAGCAACATATAATGGATATTCATCAAGAAACTTCTTCCCAATCAATGCAGATGGTAGTATCAACTCATCATTTGTAACTGGTTCTGCAATGCAAGTAGATGGAACAAACTCAGCATCACCAGGTGGATTATCAGTAAGATAAATTATTATATTATGAAATTAAAACTAATAACAAACGAAAGTAACTCTAATAAGTTTAACATTTATTCAGAACCAAATAGAGAGTTCATTGGAACATATGAAATCAATCCAGGTGATGAGTTAGAACTTCCATCTGATAATGATGGTGGATTTAGAGTTGAATCAGTAGATTCAGAGATAGATTTTTATAGTTACTACTTCGAAAGTGGTAGTATTTAAAAAAATAAAATAAAAAAAGTTGTCATATATATTATGACCATTGTTAATATTATAAACAAAAAACAATTATTATGAACGCAAACATCGTATTAAAAAAGATAATGACATTACTTTCTATTGATGAGAAGGCTATGGAATTAACTTATGCAAGACTTGCTGATGGTACAATTGTTGAATCTCCAACGTTTGACGTAGGTGAATTGGTAGAAGTAGTTTCAGAAGATGGAACTAAATCACCAGCACCAGACGGATTACATGATTTAGAATTGAAAGATACCGAAGGTAACGAAACTTACATTAAAGTAAGAACAGAAGGTGGTAAAATTGTTGAAAGAGAAAACGTAGAACTTGAAGAAGTTGACGTTAAACCTATTCCACAAGCAGACCAAAAATCAAAAGTGAACGAAGTTCCAACTGCAGAAGGTTCAGTAACATCTGGTACAACTAAGATGGCTGAAGAAATCGAACCAACTACATCTGAAGATGAAACAACTGAAGAAGTTGAACCAATCCCAGCAGATGAAGACAAAGAAGATTTAGCTGCAGTATGTGAGAAACTTTCTTACAGAATCCAAGAGTTGGAAAAGAAAATCCAAGCAATGGAAGAAGTTAAAGAAGAATCTGATATCGAACCGAAAGAAGTAGATGAAGAAGATGAACTTCCTAAATTAGATGGTGCACCAACTGAAAACATCGGTGGTAACACTAAATTATCATCAGTAAAAAGAAAATCTGATAGAGTAGCAGATACACAATCTCGTTTCTTATCAAAATTATACAAATAACAAAAAAAACTTATTAAAATGAGAACAAAACAAAATTTCACAACACAACCTACTATTTCAAATAGTTCGTATGCAGGTGAAGCAGCTTCAGGATTCATTGCAGCAGCTTTATTAAGTGCAAAAACATTGGATAATGGTTATGTAACTATTATGCCGAATGTAAAATACAAATCGGTAATCCAAAAAATTGATGTTGCTTCAATCGTAAACGATGCATCTTGTGATTTCCAAACAGCTTCAGGTTCAGTTTCAATTTCTGAAAGAATCTTAGAACCAACTGAATTGCAAGTAAATTTACAATTGTGTAAATCTAACTTTATCCAATCATGGGAAGCAATTTCTTTAGGATATTCTGCTTTCAATGAAATCCCTAAATCATTTACTGATTATTTAGTATCTTATGTAGGTGGTAAAGTTGCAGAAGTAACAGAAGAAACTATTTGGGCTGGTTTAGCAGCTAATGATGGTGAATTCAACGGATTCCAAACTTTGGCTTCTGCTTCTATCGCAGCATCTACTGGTGTAATTGCAGCAACTTCAGGTTCTACAATCATCTCTGGTTCAATCACTTCTGCTAACGTATTAGATAAATTGAACTCTATCGTAAACTCTATTCCAGACACAGTGTATGGTAAAGAAGATTTGTTAATCTACGTTCCAACAAACGTTGTGAAAGCTTACCAACAAGCATTAGCAGGTGGAGCACAAGGAGCAAACGGATTCAACAACCAATTAAACGTTGGTGAGAAACCATTAAACTTCAATGGTATTGAATTAGTTCACTGTCCAGGTTTAACTGCTTCTAAAGTATTCGCAGCACAAAAATCAAACATGTTCTTTGGGACAGGTTTATTGAATGACTATAACCAAGTTAAGGTGCTAGATATGGCAGACTTAGACGGTTCTGACAACTTCCGTATCATAATGAGATATAGTGGTGGTGTTCAATTAGGTGTATTATCTGATGTAGTTTACTACGGAGCATACTAATAAACAATTTCAAAATTATTGGGTGGGATTAAGTTCCCACCCTTTTAATAACTTAAAACAAAATCAATATTATGGCTTGTAATTTAACACAGGGACGCCAGGAGGTATGTAAAGAATCAGTAGGAGGTTTACAAGGAGTTTACTTTATAAACTACACAACTGGTTCATTCACAACTAATGGTGATGGGCAAGTAACTGCTCTTCCATCAGGTAGTACAGTGTACTATTATGAATTGAAAGGAACAAGTGCATATACTGAGACTATTAACTCATCTCGTGAAAACGGTACAACTTTCTTCTCACAAGAATTAACTCTTAATTTGAAGAAATTGACTAACGAAATGACAACACAATTGAAATTGATGGCATACGGAAGACCACAAATCGTTGTATGGACTAAATCAGGTGATGCCTTATTAGTAGGACAAACTGAAGGAGCAGATTTAACTGCAGGTACAATTCAGACAGGAGCAGCAATGGGTGACCTTTATGGTTATTCTGCAACGTTCACTGGAACTGAACCTCAACCAGCAGCATTCTTATCTGGTTCAACTGCATCTAATCCATTCGCTGGATTGGGTGTTCAACCAACAATTGTGTATA